TGGCTCGCCATGAACCGGAAAGACGCAGATACCTGACTGTCACGCACACGCTCCAGCCGCTCAAGACACGGCCTGATTGTTTCGCGCAGGTAGCGGGAATAAGCTTTAGTCCTGCCCAGGCTATGGAAGTATTTAACCAGCTCCTGCAGAGGCTTGCTGATATGAGCAGGCATGGCGCTTACATCGGCAATAATCACCAAATCTGGATTAACGCGCTGCTGTTCGCAGGCCATTTTGGCATGGCTAATCAGCCGATCCTGCTCAATTTCACGCTGGACAGGATCACGGGATTCATTAAAGAAATAGCGTTCCCAAACCTCATCACTCAACGCCCCACGGCGCAGTTGCTCCTGCTCGTTATCCGCAGCGTACAGAGCAATCAGGTTTGAAAGCGCAGACTCCGGCGCAAATTCCGTCGGGTCCAGATACGGGTTAACCGCCTTTTTTGGGGTATTCCATGGAAAGGCCACACTGTAGCGATCAAGCTTTGACACGTGGCAAACCAAACTTTCTAACGCATTGGTAGAAGGATACTGCATGACCATACAAAGGAACGGGAGGTACAAATTCAGAAACAGCTATGATTTCGTCTGCAGATTTCCCCTCACCTGCCACCACGCCCATGCTTCGCTTAGTGGTGATACGGTGTCTGGTGAAATTGTGATAAATAGAATTGATCAGCGAGGTATCACTGTTTGAGACAACAACCGGATGCCCTTCCGAGGAACGACGTTCAAGGATAGCTGCTAAGCGATACTGATCACTCTCGGTAAATCCTGCTGTATGATATGCCGCAAAAGTACCGTCATAAGGCGGATCGCAGTAAACTACATCACCCGCCTGCAGCATTGCCAATGTTTCGTCATCGCTGGCACAGATGAACGTGGCACGCTTGGCCTTTTCGGCAAATTCGCGGATCTCTTTCTCAGGGAAGTACGGCCTCTTATAATTACCGTAAGGAACATTGAAATGCCCGCTCAGGTTATAGCAGCACAATCCACGGTAGCAGTGACGATTAAGGTAAAGGAAAAATATAGCTTTCCAGAAATCACATACATCCGATGAATGGTTAAAATCTTGCCGGGTGTTGTAATAAGCAGCCTCCCCCTTTGCGTCCTCAAAGAATCCCTGTGCGTAAGCAATAAACTGCTCACTGTTCAATTTACTCTGGCGATACAGATTAATCAGATCAGGGTTAATATCCGCGACAAGATAATAAGGATAATCTGTCTCCATCATCACAGCACACGAACCTGCGAACGGTTCAACCAGACGAGAACCGGCAGGCAGGTGCTTTTTCAACTCTGGCATGGCATCGGTTTTATTGCCCGCCCATTTCAGGATTGTACTCATTCCCTTCCCCCATGATTTCCGCAAGGATTGGAAGAACATCTTTCTCATCGACCAAAGAAATAGACATAACTACCCAATTACCACCCGTGATAATGAAATCTCCCACAGGTAATAAGTGAGTCACTTTGGCAAGCGAAACATTGTCCGTAAACTCATCCCACCATTCATGCAAAAGAATAAAATCACCACATTTGAAATTGCGATCGTTCATTCGCAACTCCGCTTTTTTCTCTCCGGCAATAACTGATGCAAAATGTCCCGGTGCAATTTTTAAGCTATGAATGACGCTCATACAGCACCGCCTACGTAATGTTTGCCTTTCAGCTCTGCGATTTCCTGACAGGTGACGCAACACTGCACGCCCGGAATAGCGCGGCGGCGAGCTGGCGGGATCGGTACATCGCAATCAATGCAAAGCACACGGGAAACGCCTGGCGTTCTGTTGCAGGCGGTGTGGATATGGCGCTGACGTTCTTCTTCAACGCGCTGTTGTACGAGATCCATTGAATCAGTCATCAGTGGATCTCCTGCGCGCAATACGCAGCAGCTCCGCCGTTTCAACGTGGTTAAGCTGGCGTGACGTAATATGGCAAGCCAAGCTATCAAGACGGGCTGCCATTGCCGAGGCACGTGCACGTGCCCGGCGTTCTTCCATGCGTGCACAGGCACGTGCCCGGCGTTCTTCCATGCGTGCATCAGTCAGCAACTGATTAAGGCCAGCATCATCTGGTCCGGTTTTGGTGATACGGGTTTCAATATTTCGCATAGTTGTTTCTCCTGAGTTTGGGCAATAAGAAGCCCGGCGGGTTTACGCCATTAATTTCTGTTGTGGATTAATTCGGCATGGTTAGCCGTTTTGGAAATAAGCTCACCACTGCACGAAAATGATTCATTGCTTTAATCAATTCTCGTTTTTCGTCAGTCGTCAGCTCACTAACATTGACGCTATGACGTTCCACCGAAATCTTTGCCATAAAGAATATTGCGGCTAATGCGCGTTTATTCTGCTCATGGTTAATATCTCGCTGGTCCCGCATATAGCTAATAAAGCGCTCCAGTTCTGAATCAATATTTAAGCCAAACACTTTCGCCCTTAATTCCGCGATGTGGTTTAACCCATTAAGGCGGAGGCCAGCGCTTAGCGGAACAGTCGCAGCATCGCCTTCAATAGCCATGGTTTCCCCTGCTTTTTAATAGACAGTTCAGCCAGCAACTCATCCTAAGAGCGGCATGGATGCCAGCGCTTTCCATCCTTTCCTATAATCCAGCCATGACCGCAATGTATTGCGGGACTTTGCTTAACGAGAAGCGATGCAAAAGATGGTTCTTTAGTCAGCATAACCACCTCAGATCAGACCGAAAGAAGCGCCGAGGCCCGTCATGGTATCTACTGCACTTGCCATCGCCGGATTCGCCTGCAAACGTGCATGTAATGAAACCGCAGTGAGGGCCATCAGGCGCGTGGCAGAGTTGATGCTATTGATAACATCGCGGCGGCCTGCACTGGTTTTTACATCACCGGATACTGCACCTGCAGCTACTCGCCCAATCTCCGCTGTAGCGTTCAGTACGTAGTGAGGCATTTTCTCGCTGGCTACCTCATTCAGAGATGCACAAGATAGGCAATGAATCTGTGCCAGAAATCCGTCAACCAAAGTTGGCTCTTCTGTGAGATCGGTCAGCAACCATATGTCCGGTGCAGTCAGCTGGTGTGGTTGTTCCGAGTTTAGCTTGTTGCGCAGAATCTGAACATTCATACCTGCACGTTCTGCCAGCTTCGCCATGTTATGACGCAAGGCGAAGGTACGGCAGGCTTCATCGAAATGCGGGTGTTTGGAAGCTTGATAGTCAAACATAGCAAGAGACTCCGATGTATCTCAAAATGGAACTAACTAATAGCGACATTGCAATCTGAAAGTGCATCAACAGTCAGCGCGACAATGTTAATCATCACTTTCTCTCGCTTCTTGTCCTTACGGAGACGGTGGCGAGGCAAACGACCGTCAGCAAGCATGTCGTTAATGGTGTCTACAGGCAGTCCTGTTAGTTCGCTGTAGCGTTCAATTGTGACGTGGGGTGTATTCAGAGTGATTGAAATGTTAGAGGTCATGGGGCAACATCTCCTATTGGCTTGTGGTGAGCCGGTAGTAACCGTGATAAGTCCCCAATCGGGAATTAAATTAACACCAGGATTGCTTAAGAGATATGTCAACATCAAAGTACCCAAGTGAGATCAAAATAAATCCCAATCAGGGTGGGAAAGCTGCGATCGAGCGTTTAGTTGAAGCTTACGGCTTTACGACACGACAAGCTCTAGCTGACCATCTTGGTGTTTCGAAAAGCACGTTAGCTAATCGCTATATGAGAGATACCTTCCCAGCCGATTGGATAATCCAATGTGCATTAGATACGGGAGTATCTCTTCGATGGCTATCGACATCTGAAAGCCCGATGCGGGTAGATGCAAAAACTCAAATCATTAGCTTTTCCAAACAAAAACTCAGTGGTGGAAAACTCCATGAGAATGGATATCTGTTATTCGATTTAACATTATTGCCAAAAGACCTTGATGAAATCTCAGCTATTGAGACAGATGATGCAACTTATCTGGTAAAGCATAATTTAAATGAAATAAATGATGGTTTATGGCTAATTTCTATCGATGGCATTCATTCTGTCCGCGAATTAATACGATTACCCAACAATCGCATAATGCTAGAGTCTACATCAAGTAAATTAGAATGTAACATTAATGATATCAGTATCATTGCTAAGGTAATCATGACCTGCAAATAATTAACTTATTTTTAATGGATGAAAAAAATGATTGTTGGTGTAATCTTAAGAAATTTCAACATTATATCCCATTAACCATAAATGGAAATTC